TCGCTCATGCCCGCGTTGTTCACGGCCCCCACGTTTTGTCAAGATTTCCAGTGGGAAGGATTGTCAGCCATGAACCGACCTTGCCCATCCGCCCCCCTTGTTTTTGTGGGAGGCAACCTTGCGCAACCGTGGCTGGCCGTGTCACAGCCCTTTGGACTCAATCGCGCCTGATACTCGCGTCAACCCGCGATGCTCACTGGCAAAACCATCCTTTGCGTCTCGTGGGGGCGTGTCAATCCCATTGCCCCGCAGCCTTGCGTCCACCCACCAAAAACTTCCGCCCACCATACATCCGCTCACGCTCCTGCCACGGAACCGCCATCTCCAACGTCGCAACACCAATCGCCAACGCCAGCACATCATCATCATGCCATCCCGGCCCCGCCTCAGCCTTCCCGTTCGGCTTCACAACAAAATTCCGCATCTGCGCCAGCGCCCACGGACAGCGTATCTCAATCCCCTCACCCGACCCACCTCGCCCCGCCTCTCTAACAGCACGCGCCAACCCCTCAATCACCATCGGACGCGTCCGGATGTCCGTCACCCATCCCAACGCCTTCGTCCGCGTCATTTCCCGCCGGTTGAAAATCTCACGCTGATAAATGTCCACGTCCCCCCTCAACTTCAACAACTCCACCAACCCTCGATCCATGTTCATCTCCGGAACAATGATGGCCTGCCAATACCTCGCCATCCTCCACACCTCTTCCTCCAACACGTCAATGTCCCACCAGCACCCGAACCGAACACCATCCGCAACCAGCATGTTGCGCATCACAACCGCAGGCTCAACCCACTCGCCACGGTCCAGATAACCCTGCCGCAACACAAACACACCATGCGAGTCCGGATCATCACCACCCGTCTGCGATGCTCCCGTCATAGGGTCAACCGCAACCAAATACCGGCAACCGACACGCGGCGTCTCCCACCGAACACTCCGCGCCTCTCCCTCATTCATCGGAACCCATTGCACCGAGTCCGCACGCTCGTTGTATTCCAACGCCCCATGCTCACGCTTGCACTCACGCGACCGCTTCTCCTGATACTCCAACCCCTCAATGCTGAACCGACCACGACCCGACTTTAGGAACGCCGTCTCCGGATCAAACGGGTAGTCCTGACAGAACTTGTCAAAGTCCCCCTTGCACTCCTCCCGTATCGCCCACCGCATCCACGCAACCTGCTCCAAGTCCAAATTCCACTTCTCCGCCAACCTCCGCTCCTGATCCGTCAAATCATCCCATCCGCCTATCCCCTCACCATCCGGCAACAACCGCGAATCCTCAAACTCATACCACGCCGCAAACACCTTCACATAGCCGTTCTTCCCGGCCATGAACTCGTCAAACTCAATCCCTCCACGCCATAGATCATAGAAGCTCCCGCTCGCACCCTTCGCCGTGCTCTCCTGAATAATGAACGTGTCCGGCTCATACGGAACACACTTCACCAACCCGTTTAACACCTCGTCCGCATTCGCAACCCCTTCCTCCGACAAATACGCCACCTCCGTCAACACCATCGCCTGAAACGTCCCCGACCGGCCCGCATTGCTGTTCGCCAACGTGATCCGCTCAATGCTCGATCCATTCCGAAACCGCGCCGACGTGTCCATCACCTTGCACGCATCACCATCCAACCCGTCATTCTCCGTGTAGGTCTTGAGAATCTTGAACAGGTTCGCACCTTGGAAATGCGCGCCACCCGCAATCAACCCAGCACCCGGCTTCGCCATCATCCGCCGATACAGCGCCGCAACACTGAATGTCGAGCTGCCCTTCTGCCGCGGTTTCAAACACACCAGCCTCGCTGGCCTCCCCCGCTCATGCGCCTCACGCAACACCTCGCTGATTCGATGCTGATACACGTTCGCCCGCGGACTCACCAACTCCCCACCCTTCCGACGTATCTTCCCAAACCCCTCAAACCACGCCGCAACATCCCAGCGCGTAGCCTCCCGCAAGATCGTGTCGAGTCCTTCCATGCAAAGTTTCCCGGTGTCGCATACCCCGCCGGGCCGAGGTGAGACATGAATCCGCGCGGAAAACCCATTAACCGCACGGCCCGCATGCGACTGCGGGAGAATTGTTAGACAGTAGGAACTTCAACCGCTCGCCATCCGCTCGTGCTGGATTTCTTCACATCGGCAAACGCTATGCACAAGTATCCGGTTTCCGTCAAAAGCATGTCACCATACACCCCTTCCGTGGCATCCTCACCATTGGCAAGGTAGGTCTGCGCAACCGCCGCAATCGCACCCGTCACCGTGCCCGATGCCGCCGCGGTCACAAGGGCCGATGCCGCAGCGTCAGCGTTGACCGCCGTAATGACCGCCGATGCCACCGTTGCGCTGCCCGCCGTCACAAGGATCGCCGTGCCGTTCACGGCAACCGACAACACCGCGCTTCCCGCACCGCTGATCGCGTATTGCACCGAAATGGCATTTCCCGCCGCGCCTGCAACCTTGGCGGTGTAAAGCACGCTGTTGTTTGTGCCGGTCGGGTCAAGCGTAGCCGTCGCCGCAACCGCATGCAGGGGGATTCCAGCCTCCGCCCTCAACCGCGCGCGTTTCCCGTTGCTGTCGAGGATGCGGGCTTTCCCCTCGTCATTCACGAGGCGGAGCTTGCCTGCGGCGGGTAGCGGATCGGTCCTGCGGTCGGTGATGTCCATGGCTGGCGTTGTTTCCAGCCTTCACGTTTCGTCAAGACTGTTTCTCCATCGCCCGTTTCACCGCCTGCACCGTGCCCGTGCTCTTGCCTGTGATCGCCGCAGCGTGGCGAATCGAATGACCGGCCCGCAGGTGCCGCGCGATGTCGGGATGCCGCGCCACAAGCTCCGCAGCGTCCAGCGTGCTGCCTTTCGGACGGCCAAGCACCCGGCCCTTTCTCCGCGCCTCTGCCAACCCGGAGCGCGTGCGCTCGATGAGCGTTTCCCTCTCCGCCTGCGCCATTTCCGCCATCACCGCAAGCATGATGCCTGCCGCGGGATTGCGCCTGCCATCCGGCAAAAGCGTTTCAATGCGCTGTGAGTGCCAGTAAAGGCTCGCGCCTGACTCGTGAAGGCTTTCCACAACCTCATGCACAAGGGCCGGACGACGGCCAAGGCGGGAAATCTCATGCACGAGCACCTTTCGGATTGTGCCAGCCTTGGCGAGTTCCTTGGCGCGCACAACATCCGGCCTTGTCTTGCTCGCGCCGCTCACTTGCTCGCGGATCACTTCGACCACGCGCCAGCCTGAGCGCTCGGCATGCTCGGTCAACTCGTGCACTTGCCTATCGTTGTCCTGCTTGGAGGTTGAGACGCGGGCGAGGATGGCAACGGGGATTTGTTGGATTGCTTTCATGTCGCCACATTCTCGCCCATCCCCACGTTTCGTCAATCCGAACGTGGCAAAAATAACGGAGGATTACAGGAGCACGAATCGAAAGCCGAAAATCCGCGCGAAACCCATGCGACAACCGTTTATTTTGCTACACTCCTTTTTCTGCCACGCTTTCCACCTCCACCGAGTCAGCGGCATCTAGCTCCTTTCGCAATGCCGCCCGGAGCGCGGGGGATTTCGCCAAGCGTTCGCGCAACCCAACACCGGATTCCGCGTCGAGGTTGACGTTGACGCTTTCCACGCGTTGAACCGGCAGGCCCACGGCATAGGCCAGCCACAGCTTCACGCCAGCCTCACGCTGCCGCCCATCCACCTCCACGCCGTTCTTCGTCACTCGCTTGGCTCGTATCATGTCGCCAATCGCATCGGCCACCTCGGCGGGCGGGACCTTCTCGGTGAGGATGCTCAAGACCTTCGGGGAAAGGTCGCCGGGATTGGCAAGGCTCGTCAGCGGTCTGCGGCCTTTGGGTAATTCTGCGTTCACGATTGCAACGGCATCCATGACGCAACTTGTTTGCAGGAGCGAATTTTTTGCAAGAGCAAATTCTGCGCGCGTATGCGTAACCGATGCTTGCTTGTAGTCGGCCACCCCCCACCGCCACGGCTGAAACCTCAAACGTTCGTTTGACGCCAAGAGACGGCGATGACGGCGGACCAGTCGATGAATCCGATGGAATCGCCGTGCTCGGTGTTGGGGATGATGTCGAGGTGGGCGGATATGATTCGATCTTGCTCGTCGCGGATGATTTGAGGCTCAGACGCCGTGAGAACGTGGATGACGGCACCGGGGAGGAAGATTCGGACCTTGAAGCCTTCGGGGATGTTGGAGTTGGCGGATGTTTTGGGTTTGGACATGGGAGGGATGGTTGACGGGGTTCACGTTTCGTCAAGG